TGAGGTCAGTGACGGCGTGACCGTCGCGAAGGCGAACCGCCACCACCCGAGCGACATGCAATATTGCGCCGCGTTGGCATAGGCGGAATCCAGCACAAAGCGATTTGGCGTCGCCTCGTTCTCGTCGACGATATCATGATCGCCGATGAGACGAAGGGCCTCGCGGTAGATGCCAGCGACGGTCGCCATGGTGGATCAGGCGGCCCGATGAAGGTGAAGCTGGGCCATCGCGGCCTGAGCCTCGCCCTTGGTCGCGTGGTCATAGGACATGACTGCCTTGGTGGCCTGGTCGACGACGCGCCAGCGATGCTTGGGACCGGCCCATTCGACTTCAAGGGCTCCATCCGGCGCCGAAACCTGCTCGGCTTCATCCGTCCATGTGTCGAGCACACGGAGCTTGACTTCGGAAGCGCCCTTCTCGTTTTTCCTGACGGACAGCACCCTCAGGCGCACCTCGAATTCCTTGGTGTCCGAAATCACATCCAGAACATCATTTTCCTTGAGCTGGTCCGCAACCATGTCCCAGAAGTCGGGGCGGACAACATCCTCCAGGCGCGCCGAGGCGTCCGCCTTGTAGCCGTAGGTCGTCCAGACATAATCACTGCGGTGCAAAGCGGTCGGCTTTTTCATATGATCCTCAGGTGTTGATGGGGTGGAGCGGCGGGCCGGAGCCCGCCATTCCGATCAGACGCCTTCCCAGTTCGTGCCGGACGCCGCCGAGACGACAAGGCCCGCACCTACGGGGTTCTTGACCGCCACGTACTGGTCGGCCGGGTTCGCGGAGGCCACCAGCGTTGCCTTGAAGATGCCGGTCGCCGCGGTTGCGACGGACCAGTGCTTCTTGGCGGTATGCGCAGACAGGATAGACCCGACAGTCGCAGTGAGGTCGCCGGAGTAGCTGTCAGCGGTGAGGCCAATGCCGGTCGTCGCTTCGGAGATCCAGAACTCGAGCTGATGGACGGCCGCGACGGTCGAGCCGGCTGCGTCCTTCACCGTGATCGTAATGTCCATGCCGTCCGTCGTGAGCGACGCGGCAAGGCCCACGGTCACCGTGACGCCGATGCCGTCGAGCACGTTGAGTTCCGTCGCCGACGCGGTCGTGCCGGTATTGGCGGCAGCAGCCGTGAGGTCGATGGTCGTGTTCGACACAGTGACGGTATGGATCGAGGCAAGCGGGGTGGTGCTGTCATGCACCATGACGATGTCGCCGGCCCGCATGCCGAGATCGTATCCGTCTGTGAAGTAGTTCGACCCGGCAACGGTCGCCGCGTCGTCTGTCGAGGAGTAGGCCCAGGCCTTGATGCCGAAGCCGATCCCCTTCCCGATGATCCTCGGGGGATTGGAAGTGACGTATGCCATGATGATGAATCCTTCACGAGCCGATCATGCTGGAATCGTTGTGATGAGCCAGCACGATACCGTTGTTCTGGAGCTTCTTCGCGCCCATGTAGATGGACGAGCGAACCCACTGGTAATCGTCCTCCTCGTTCTCGCCGAGCTTCGGTCGAAGGCTGTCCTTGGCGTAGGCGTGACCGATCGCAGAGCGGTGGAAGGCGATGAGGGTGGCGTCGGACGAGCCTGCGCCGGGAACGCCGTTGTGAAGCATCCACGTCGCGCCCATCCACCGCTTCACGGCGGGGCCGTCCTCGTTCGGACGGGCGGACACATAGTCCTGGCTGGCGAATTCGGGAACTTCCGACAGGTAGCCCCATGCGGCCGGCGTGATCAGCACCGTGATATTGCCGTCGTTCGGCACGTTCTGGGTCCAGAGCGTGACGAGCATCTTCGTCGCGAGAGCCTTGGACATCGTCGTCGGGCTCAGCGCGGCGGTGATCGTGCCGGTAGCAAGCTGATCGATGATCTGGTCATCCACCTTGCGGTTGATGACCGACTGAGATTCCGAGATCATGATGGCGCGCTGATCGGCCTGCGCACGCATGATGTCGAAATTCGTCTTCTGCGGCTTGTCGTGCCACTCCTCCAGGACGCAGTTGATTTGCGTCTGCGAGCCGGTCGATGCCGGGATGAGGCCGTTCGATCCGCGGGTGACAGCTTCGCGGTTGGACGACGAGACGAGAAAGACGGCTTTCTCGCCACGGACGTTGGCTTCGGTCGTAACGCGACCGCGCAGGAGCGACTGATTGCGCTCGTAGGCAGCGATCCACTCGTTACGGTAGACAGTCTGCAGGGCCGTATCGACCATTGCTGTTCTCCGTATTCAGGGTTGTGAGGGGTCGCGTCGGTCAAGGGTGTCCGGACGGGCGGGCGCGGGGTGTCCTTGCGGGGCCGCTTGCGCGTCGTCCGGGGCTAAACGTCGGCAGTTTTGGTGAAGGCGCGGACCTCTATCGAGGGTTGCCGCTATCCGGCGGAGCCGGAATCTGTGTCAGGCGCCGCTCTTGCGGTTCATCGCCTCGGAAAGTTTGAAAAGCCTGTCCTGATGGGCCTGCGAGGCATATGCGGCAGGATCGGCGAACTTCAGCGCGATGGCTTCCGAGAACTGATCCTCGATCGACTTGCCGCCGCCGCCGAACTCCGCTTCGATTAACTTCGCATCCGATGTCCCGGCAAGCGCCCCCTGCACGACGAGGCGGACGAAGTCGGGATGATCGCCGAGCCTCGTGCCGTCCGACAGGATCGTGTCGGTGATCTTGTTGCGGCTTTCCGCGCCGACAAGCCCATCCAGCCACTGCTTGGCAATCGTCGTGTTCTGGACGTAGTCCTTGCCGTACTCGGACCGCATTTCGGCCCGATTGGCGATGGTCTTCTCCTGCGCTGCATCGCGCAGCGCGGCCTCGGTCTGGAGGCGATCGGCGAAGAATGCGTCCGTCAGCGACCTGGCGACAGCGGGCGGCAGGTTGTTTGCATGGAACACGCCCCTGAAACGCTCCATCTGCGCCTTGTCGTCGTCCGTCAGTTCGATCTCGGCAGGGACGGCGATCTCGTATCCCTCAGGCGTATCCGGGATGCCATTGGACCTTCGGAAGGCTGCGACCTCCTCCTGGCTCGCGGCCTCGGGGAGGATCGCCCTCAACTGCCCGCTGTCACGCGCCTTGCGCAGTTCCCATCCGGATTTGGCGTAGGCCTCCAGCGAACCGTAGCGATCGAGCACCTTGCGGAACGTCTTGTCACCACCTGCGATCTTGTCCTTCCAATCGTCAGGATACCAGCGCTGTTCGACGGGCGTATCGGCGGATGGGGCGTCGCCACTTGGCGCGGGGCCGCCCTCCACTGCCGGCGGGCTCGCCGGAGCGGGGGAAGGAGGCGTATTCTTGTCCGCAGCCGGCTCAGCCGGGGTATCCTTGACATCGATGTCGTCAGCCATGAAGGAGCGTCCTCATCTGTTAGCCCGCCTCTTTGTCCCGCAACTGATCTTCGGACAGTCCGGCGATCGCCTTCATCGCCAGCCCGACAAAGCGCCTGCCCTCAACGAACGTCGTGGCGCGCTCGCTCTCGATGACGAAGGATGCCTCACTCGCCCGTGCGATCCGCTCGACAATGAAGGCCCACGCCGTGCGCTGCTGATCCTCGCTCGCATTTCCGGCTGCCAGCGCCTTGATGGCGAGACCCTCGGCGGACGTGACATTCGGCACGGATGCCCAAGCTGGACCGCTCAAATCACACCCCCGAGCTTCTCCAGCCCATCGCCGACCATGCCCGCAGCATCGCCCGCTGCCCCGGCCATTGTCGCAGCCTGTGCAATCTGTTGCTGCTGCCCGATGGCCTCAGCAGCCTCGTCAGCCTCATCCTTGTCGACGATCCAGTCCTCGGGAGCTCCGGCACCGCGCATTGCATCCCGGCCCGCGACGCGCACGTCGAAATCAGCACCGGCGGCAGGATCGAGCTGGCGCGCCGCCATGCTGATCGAAGCGGCGACCTGAAACGTCTGCGCCTTGACGCGCTCCTGAGCCTCCTGGATCGGGTTTGAGAAGGACCATGTGAACTCGCGGCCCTTCAAGCCGTCCGGCATTCCCTCGATCGTACCGTCCCGAAGCCGGTTGCCGAACGCGCCTACCTCAAGCAGGATTTCCCATGTTTCGGAAAGCAAGGGCGCGTTGTAGTTCTGCTCGACCGGCTCGAACAGCGGCACGGCGGCGCGAAGCTGCTCTTCCCAGATGCGCTGCGTCTCGTAAGCCGTCTTCGCACGCTCGGTCGGCATGGTCAGCTTGGTGACAAACATCGCATCGGCAAGCCTCAGACGGGCTTGGTCGATCGCCTGAAGCCCGAGCACGGCATTTTTGCCGACATCGAGCAGTTCGAAGCTCTTGCCTTCACGCTCATCAACGCTGTCGTCGAACCAAGTAATACCGCCGGCAAACAGGTTGATGTCGCCTCGGATGGCCTTGTCGCGCGCCTTTGACGGTGGATCGACGGACTTCTCTAGCGCTTCGATGCCGGTGCGGGCCATCGCCTGCAACTGGCGTGCAGCGGGCAGAGAATCCGACGTTGCGGGCGATATGGCATAGGGCCACCCCTGCACCGGATGCCAGCGAGCGACGATGTATTTGAACCGCATGGAACCGGACGCTTCGATGACCTCCGTATGGTCCTTGTCGATGTAGACCGAGCACCATGAATACCCACCGCGGCGGCCGCGATTGACCTTCTCGTCCGCACCTTCCGTATTGAGGTAATCCTCCATCGGCATCATGACGTGCCAGATGGTGAACTCGCGCTCAGGGTTGTCGCCGAGCGCCTTCGTGATCTCCTGATTGAGCGCGGCCTTGGGCCATTTCTGACGGATGAGGCGTGCCGCAAGCTTCATCTCGCGGAAGATCGTATCGACTTGGCCCTCCGAGTTCTCCAGCCACCCGCAATCGCGCAGGTGGTAATGACGGTAGATCAGCCCGTCCCTTCGCCGATTGACGTCCGCCGACAGGACGCAGTTGCCAAACGTCGCGAAATCATGGTCCGCCGACTTCGTCGCCGTGACAAAGGCCGCAACATCCTCATAAATCCAGTTCCACATGATTTCGCCGGCCGCATCCAGCCAATCGGCGACGCCTGCGGATTCCTGTATCCGCTTGTCCTTGATCTTCGGCCTGAACCAGCGCTGGTTGCGCGGGCGAAGCATCGCTGCGAAAGAATTGGCGAGATCGCGCCGCAGCGTGACCGGGCCGTCATCGAACAGGTGAGCGCCGAAATCCTCTCCGAAATTATGATCGGACAGGAAATCCCCACGTACCGGATTGAAATTGCGGGCCAGTTCGTTCCAGTAGCCGAGCATTGGTTCGCGAACGTCAAAGACGCGCTTGCCACGATTGCACAGTTCGCGCGCTAGCGTGCTGGTCATCAGAAGCCGCCCAGCTTGTCCTTTGAATAGGCGTCTGACAGCATCGTGGAGGCAACACCAGATCGCTGATGGATCTCCTCGACGGCCTTTCGGCGCCTATTGACGATCGCCGGGTCGTTCTGATCCGGCATAGGGCTAGGCTCCTTCACCTTCGGAGGCTTCATGCGATCATCTCCACGCGTGCCGGGGCCGCTTCGTCACCGCTTTTGTCGGCAGCGGCTTGCGCTCCTCAAAGCCAAGGTTCGCTCGTGTCGGACGGGCCGGCATATTGTTGCGCTCAAGCTCCAGAAGCCCGCCATGGGCCCAGGCCATCACGACGGCATCGCCGCGATCCGGGGATCGGCCGAGCCGGTCCCTGATCTCCTCCTTGCTTTCCACCTGCAGGACCCCGCGAACCTGCATGGCGCGGG